ATCCCAGGTGATGATTTTGAAAAAATAGCATGGGTTACAGAAGGAACAATTAATACGGATGGTTGTATATTTTTAATTCCATTGTGGTATTCACAATCACATGTAAATACAAATTATTCATGGAGTTTTGGCTCTAATTTAAGTAAAATAGTAGGAGAAACATATGGGTTTGCTATTGGTAATAATCCAAATCAAGTAAATTTATTTGAAAGATCATGGTATGTCTATAAAGATCCAAATGGAGATTATTCCCCTAAGGGTTCAGTAACCACACAAGTTATTAGTCAATCAATAACTGATGGAATAAATAAAGGGGAAAGATGGTTTATTACATTATTTAATGATCCATTTAAAGCTCCAATTAATACAAGTAATATAAATCTACTAATGAATACATTTACTGGAAGTTCAGACGATGTAAACTATCCATTAGCTTATAGTTCGGCGTATGAAATATCAACACTTAATACATCAAGTAATATACTTATATTCCAATTTAACCCCCCAGTTGATGCATATGCTCCTATAGGAAATCTTTTCCAAGGCCCTCCGGGTTCTATATATGGAGGATCAAATAACCGCTTTGGTTTATTAATATGGAAATCCCCAGCTATTACAAATACTATATTATTTAATGGTACTAATTTAGTAAATTTAGGATTAGGAAATATTATAACAAATGATTCATCACCAACAATTAAAAATAATTTAAATTTAATTTCAAAAACATTTGGCTCAAAGCCATAAATTCATTATATTTATAATAAAAATTAATAAAAATGGGATATTTAAATAATAGCGTCGTAACAGTAGATGCAATTTTAACAACAAAAGGAAGACAATTATTAGCACAAAATAATGGTTCATTCAAAATTACTCAATTTGCATTAGCAGACGATGAAGTAAATTATACATTGTATAATCCAAATCACCCATCAGGTTCTGCGTATTATGGTGAAGCCATTGTTAACATGCCATTATTGGAAGCATTTCCTCAAGAAACACAAATTATGAAATATAAATTAGTTACGTTACCTAGGGGAACAGCTAAAATGCCTATTTTAAATTTAGGTTACTCATCAATCGTAATTAAACAAGGTGCTTCATTAGCTATTACTCCTCAAACATTAAATTATTTTGGTGGTAATACTTACGAAACAGCTGGTTATACAGCAACTATTTCTGATGTACGTTTATGTAATACATTTGAAGGTATAGGTATTAATACCCCAGCAGCTTTAGCGTTAAATTCAACAACTACATTAGGTACAAGTGTTTCTAAAACAGTTGTTGGAACTACTATTAATATTAGAGCAACAACATTAAACACGTTGTTTGGTTCTACTGCTACTACATTGCAAGCTACATTAACTGTAGAAGGTAGAGATAGTGGAGCTAGAATTACAATCCCAGTAACTGTAACTAAAATATCATAAATTAAAAATATAAAACATGTCATTTAACCGTTTAGCACCTGAAGATTTTGTAGTAAGTTCTGACTCAATTACGTCTACATTATGGACTGGAGGATTAACATCTTTAACTACTTTCAATACTTCATCAACACAAGAAGCAGGATCTTCTGGAAATTTTTATTTAAATATTTACCAAACCGCTTCTACAAATCCTTTAGCAGAAGTACAATTCGCTATAGCATATGGCAATCAGGCAGGTAGTGGAAGTTCATGGTATAATGCTTCTGTTCCGGGAATGTCACCAACTAAGACAACTTATGGTCAATACCAAGTTTTAGTATTAGGAGATGAAAACTCAGGATTTATATTTGGAGGTATTTCATCTTCAGATTTTTGGGTTTTGTCAATAGACAGAACTCGATATAAACAAAGTATACTACCAGGATCAATGGCATTAGTATTATCAGGAAGTACAGGTAAAATTACTTTAACAGATGATAGTCAAGTGGCCTCGTCAGTTATATTTAATGATGCAGGTAGAATATTTCAATTAGTTAGTGGTTCTCAAGGAACAGTTAACACCACAAATCCAAATGGATATAGTTCAACTCAAGGATCTTATGGGTGGTTATTGCCAGATATTGGAACTATTATTTTAAACCCAAATGCATTAAACCAAACAATAGGTTTAGCATCTAATCCAACATCAAATTCTGACGGTCTAAATTATCAAATAATGTTTAACGCTATTAATGGTACAGGAGCTAAATCATTTTTTCTAAATAGCCAAGAAACAATATCCTCAGATTATATTTTTGTTAGAGCTAGAAATGCTGAATTTAACTACTCAGAAAACCCAAGTTTTATCTCAGGGAGTACTGGTGAAGTATTATTTAGTTCATTTGTAAATAATCCACAAACCTATCCTACAACAGTTGGATTATACAATGATACAAATGAATTGTTAGCAGTTGCTAAACTTTCAAGACCATTATTAAAAGATTTCACAAAAGAAGCATTAGTACGAGTTAAATTAGATTTTTAAAATGAATGGGTGCTTACAAACAATTTCTTGCTTCGGACATAATAATTACTCCGTTTGAAGTAAATAAAGGATTTACATTCCATGGAGCTGAATTACATAACCCAAATGTATCAATAGATAGATTTTTAGGAACGAATATTGTATCCCCAATATTTGATCCTTTATCTGATCCTACAACTGGTCAAATGTCAACTCAATACCAACGATTGGTATATAGTTCAATACAAGAACTTTACTATTCTAATTATTTGAGTTCAAGCTATGGAGATATAGTCAACATGCCTGTTCTAATCCCAGGATTTGACCCCTCAGGAGATAGATTAATAGGATCATCAAGTAACCCATCTTATGACAATTATCTACAAACTACACTTTCATACCCTAAATTTTTCCCCTCAGCATCTAGCTCAATAATAGGAGTAATATCTATTCCAGTTAGATTATTTGGCGATTATATTCAACCAAATTCATTTAAATTTAATACCCCGTCAGGTAGTTTAACAGATGATGGTGAAGGAAATATCCTTAATGGAGTTGGAGCTATAGTAGGAAATATATTTTACCCCCACGGTTTAATTACTATTACATCTGAATCAAATTACATCATAAATGATTTTGTAACTTCTTCATTTGTAACTTGCTCATTTTCAAGTTCATACATAATACAAGAAACACAATATAAAGCAACTATCAGAGAAAATGAATTTAGTTTTACATTAAACCCAAGCTCAATCTCAGGTAGTACTGAAGGTACATTATATGGGTTTGTAACTGAATCATATTTTTCACCTTACATTACAACAGTAGGTTTATATGATGAAGCACAAAATTTATTAGCAATAGGTAAATTAGCTCAACCATTACCATCATCACCAACAACAGATACAACTATATTAATTAATCTAGATAGATAAAAATTATGAATAATTGGTTATATGAAAATAAAGTTATAGAAAAAATTGAAGATTTCCCTGAAAATACATTTGGATTTGTTTATAGGATAACAAACCTAACAAACGACAAATTTTACATAGGTAAAAAACAATTGCTATCTCAAACTAATGTTAAATTAGGTAAAAAAGAAATAGCAGCACTCCCAACTCAACGTGGTAGAACTCCATCTAAAAAATTAGTAGTTAAAGAATCTAATTGGCAAGAATATTGGGGTAGTTGTAAACCACTACATGAGGATCTTAAAAAATTAGGAGCGGACCATTTTAAAAGAGAAATATTAATGATATGTAAATCAAAAAAATTACTTACATATTACGAAGCGGCATTTCAAATTAAAGAAAATGTATTGTTAAATGAAAATTATAACGATACAATTCTGGGTCATTACTATAGAAAAGACTTCCTATCTTAAATTAGGATTCCTTAATTTAATTTTGTATATTCATGATTAATAAATTATGGATAATTCTTCATTAACATATTTGATTGATTCTATTTTAGGACATGGTAAATCATCTTCTAAAGGAAATAAAGCGTACCACTGCCCTGAATGTAAGCACCATAAATTAAAATTAGAAGTAAATTTAGATCCCAATTCACCTCATTTTCAGTCATATAATTGTTGGACGTGTGGTTTTAAAGGTAAAAAGTTAACTACATTATTTAAGAAATTAGAAGTAGATTTTGATAAAGTAGAGCAATTACGATTCTTAGTTAAATCATCATCTAAAGAATATACTGAACAAACTATTGTTAGTAAAAAAATAACTTTACCTAAAGAATTTATTTCATTAGCGACTCCACCAAGTAATTTAATGGCTAAAAAGGCAATACATTATTTGACTACTCGTAATTTTACAGAAAACGATATAATTAAATATAATATAGGATATTGTGAATTTGGTATTTACTCATTT